AAAAGGTTTATTAATATTGTTTTCATAAATACCACCCATCTCATTTGGCATTACCGCATGGAGAATAGGCACGTCTTCGTGCGGTTTATCTTTAATTAAAACTTGTAATTCTTTTGGAAACTCAGTTTTAGGAAACATTGCTGGTAATACTTTTGCTTTTAAATTAAATTTTCTAACAACAGTATCAACATTACCTTTTTGGTTTTCAGCTATATATAATTCTGCAATATGAATAGTTCTAAATCTTAAATCATCTTCATCATCATTTTGAATAAACATTCCAGCTGTACCAAATGCTATAAGATCATGATATAATTCAAATATTTCTTGTTGAAAATTAGATCTTGAAAAAGCTTGTAACATAACTTTATTACAATTTTCTAACCACTCTTTTGAAGTATCATCTTGGTCAATAACATCATCTCTAAATTTTAAAGAAAACCAAGATGAAGTTGTTGAAGTCAACATACCATGAAGAGATGCTGCTAATAATTCTAAAGCATGAGTGGCGGTGCCATCATAAATTTGATCGTGTCTTTTATCTCCTCTGGTTCTTTTTTCTGTAATATCAGCTTTTCTTGGTAGCATATAATCTGCTACATCTTGCCAATGTGTTTCCCATGTATCTCTTTGAGATTTTAAAGAATCAAATGTGTTAATTACTTTTTTTGCTTTTGGTGTTAATTCCATAATTTATCCTAATAAAGTTCTTTTTTGTAATCTTAAATCGCCACTTCCTAAACCTTGTGGTCCAGTTGCAATCATTGAAGATCTACCTTTTCCTCTTGTGCTTTCAGTTACATCGGTTGCAGTTGCTTGCGAAATTTCTGATTTACTCGGTGCAACATAAGCTGGTGCTGGAGGTGGTTTTGGTTTACTTACTATTCTTCTTACTGGTCCACCCATATTATTCTCCTAATAAAGTTTTCTTTTGAATTTCAGCTTCTGACTCATCTCCTTGAGCTGAAGTTAAAATAGTTTGTTTTCTACCAATTCTACCTCTTCTTATTCTAGCTGCATCTTCTGCTGCTTGTTTTCTTCTAGCTTCAGATTCATAATCTGGCGCAGCTGGTAATGGTTCTACTGGTGGAACTGGCGGCATTGCAGGAATTTTTGGTGTTAAAAAACTCATCTTATACTCCCGTGTATTTTATAATCATTCATTGCTGTTGTTTCTCTTATTTTATTTTTTTCATCATAATCATTAATAGAAATTGCCATATACCTCATCGCATCGCAGGCGTGGCTGCTCCAATCGTGGACAGGTTTATTATTAAACATTTTCATCTTCTCATTATACTTTCGATGATAATGTCTAAGAGCATCTATTAATATTTTTGTTTTATCCAGATTAAAATAACATCTGGGTAAAATCATTTTTAAACTGTGGATCCCATCCTCTAAAGGAAGTTTAGGAAGTATCTTAAATCTTATTCCTAATTGGTAAGCCACCTCTCTTCTAGTTTTACCACTTGAAAATTCTTGAACCTCGATGTCGTGAGGTGCAAAATGTTTATCGTAAATATAATCTTTTTCTTTTAAAATTTGTATGTAGTGCGGTAAACCTTCTCTTCTATTTTCGTAATAATCTATAATTCTAATTGTATTACCAAGCTTTTGATAAAATACAATAGCTGTTGAATCTCCTACTCCAATATCAAAAACTGTTGAAACTAATAAAGTTGGATCATAAGCCATTAAAGTAATTTGCTTATTATCCTCAAGCTTCTTCATAATCTTGCCATAAATGGATCCCTCAATATTAGCAACCCAATCGCACTCAAATTCTTGGCGGTACTTGGTATCTCCCATCTGCTTTTTAGCAGCGTCTAATTCTTCCTGGTCTATAATTTTAGTTTTAGATGCAGGAGCTGTATAAGCGTACCATTTATTATCAGCTATAGCATATTGGTATAATTCATAAAATAAATTCGACATTCCAGCAGGAGTACCGATCATATAACAAAAACCCTTACGATCTGAAATAGCTGGTCTAATTATCTCATTCCATAGTTTAGGTTCAATCTGCGCTACCTCATCAATTACAACTCCATCTAATGCCAAACCCCTTAGTGAATCTGGATTTTCAGAAGAGAGTAATGTAATTCTTGCGCCATTCGGCAAATCGCATCTTAATTCTGTTTCGTTGAACCTTGTTGTTGGTATGGGTCCAGCAAACATTTTTAAGTAATCCCAGGCAATATTCTTAGCCTGTTTATATGTTGGAGCGATATAAGCGTATCTTGGATTAACCAAATTATTTTGCAAAGCCGCGCGAATTAAATGGTTCAACATACATACAGTTTTACCAAATCTCCGATGACACGCTAGAACCGCAAATCTATATTTGTCTAGCTCATTGTGCAGCTTACTCTGTAGCTCTCTTGGAGTATAAGGTATCTCTATGTGCATTATAAAATTATAGCAATAACAAGTATAACACCTGCAGCTATCACAACTTTTTTATGATCTCTCCAGTAGTGTTTAACTTCATGAATAAATAAATTAATATCCATAATCCCTCCCTATTCGATTGTTAAACCATTATCTAATACAACTTTATCTTCTGTTTCTATCCAAACTCTTGCGCCACATGATAAAGGTTTTGTGGGTCTATAAACTAATTTAGATTTACCTAAAATATCTACTTCATGTGCATAGTCATTAGATTTGTTTGTTTTAACAGTTATAACGGGTTTGTTAGTTCCGTGTTTTTTATTGTGTCTTATATGGTGCATATTAACATGAATTTTTTTTTTCATTAGTGAATTGTTGGTAAACCATTAAATTCGTTAATTGAATTATAATCAATTCCAGATTTTTTCATTAATCTTGATGCAAAACTTTTAGCATGTTCCTCTGTTTCAAATCCGTTAAAGTGAACTACCATAGAGTTTGTTTCCTCTTGAACAAAAACTAAAGCTGTAATTAATCTATTATCTGGCTGTGTCTTTGTGTGAGTGTCTAGTTCGGGAGATATAAGATTATTGCGCCCAGCGCCAGCTTTTGGGGGTATACCCCTCGCGCTAATTCCCTTTTCACTTTTCAATTTATTGCGCTTTTTATTAACCATTGGTTTATCAAACCGCTGGGAACCAAGCAAATCAAATAAAAATTTAAACATTGTGTTATCCTTTGTGTTGCGAATGAGAATCATTAAAGAACAAAGAGCGAACATTCAGAAATCATACGCGTGCGCGAAACTATGTTTGTCGCACTTATTGTACCCGACTTACCAAGGTTAACCAGTAAGATTACTTACGTTTATTATTCAGCTGCACTTGAGTTAGGTATAGCTTTAGTGTCCACGCTAGATACCTGGTCCACAATCTCTTTAGCTTGTAAAATATCTTTGTTATCATTAGGCGCTCCCCAACTTATACTCATTGTTAAATCTTGTTTCACTTCTGATTTAGTTTTGTCTGCAAATACATTGCTTGCTAATTTACTCGCGATCCAACGTATATGACTCCACTTCTCCCTCAAGAAATGTACCTCATGATTGCTCTTTGGTACTTCCATCTCTTCTGCTATTTTATCGAGCAAAGTATATACACCTGTCTCTCTAGCATTTCTAATTTTATTTCTTAATTCCTCATCCTCTCTTTGTGCTTTATAAACAGAAGAAAGACTTGGCATTTTTTTATCTCTACATATTTTTGAAAGTGGCTCGCCAAGTTCAAGTCTTTCAATCAATTCGTTTTGTTTAATATCCATTGTTTAATTTCTTCATCCGTTTTATTTTTAAACGGCAATAAGTTTTTATAAGCTTTAATTTTTCCTTCAAGTGTTGTTGCGCCTTCGCACATACCTCCATGGAATCGGCAGCGATAGAATCCACTTTTTTTTAAATACCCTTTTGCCCTGCAGCGTAAACCGCTGTGCCTTGCGATAGAATCACATTGTATTTTTTTTAGTGGTCTGCCTGGCATGAAGGATGTGCTGGTGGGTAATGAACGACATACGTTTCCTCCATTATAACACTTTGTTTAATTTATTTTGTCGATGTTGTCGAGCATATTTTTTTTTCTCGCTTGATCTTCCATATTAAATAAAGCTGTAACATATCTTCTCTTAATCGTTGTGCGATGACAACCAAATCTACGCGCAAGAGCTACCCAGGAATATCTCATGGCTCTTGCCCAAATCAATCTTCTTTCCTCTAACTCAATTAATAAAAGCAAATCAATGGCTAATTCCCAGCAATTTATTTGTTTAAAAGTAGCTCTTAACTTCATTCTAGGCTTGTCATAGTAACCTAAATCCTTCTTATCATAACTCATCTCAAGTAAATCCCACATCTTAGGTGTTCCAGGATGTTTAGGTTTAGACATTAAACGCTCACAAAATCCAGCGTTTTCAAATATATCAATTAATTTAACTAGCCTTAGCTGCATTCATTTCTTCTCCTGCAGCGGTTTCAATCTTTTTTTTTGGAGTTATTTCCTCCACTAAATTTTTAAATTTGTGTACCTTTATTCTCCTACCAGACTCACTTCTAAATTCCAAGTAATCTCCCCATTCTCCGTCATTTTTATATTTTTCCCCTTTATGTTCGAAAGTTCTCCTAGAATGATTGGCAACCCCAGTTCTCGCGAACGATGATCTATTATAGTTATTCCTATAATTATTCTTACCCCTATAATAGTTATATTTGGTTTTATTAATATCAGTCACTACTGACACATTATTTGATCTATTTGACACATAATTATCCACAATCAGTTTTTTACGAGTATTCTCTAGTATTACTTGCTTAGGTAAATGGTACTCGTTAGTTGAACTCTTGCGCGTTATTTTAACATACCCCAGCTTAGCAAGATGTAGAATACTACGATAAATAGTAGATCTACTTAAACCAATAGCTTTGGATATTGTGGCATGGCGCGGATAGCAGCTGCCAGTATGCCTGTTCATATAAGATACCAATTTTAAATAGATAATTTTATCATTAGAACTTAACCTAACATCATCCAAAACCTTATTATCCGCAACAAAGAATAAGCTCACTTCTTCCCCTCACAAATAAGATCGTGCCGTTCCTGGAGTAATTGCATCACTTGCAACCAACCATCTGGCATCATTAACATTTCCTCAGACTTATAAGGTGTTAGCTGCTTAATTCTAAATGACGTAATAGACGAGCCATCAACCTTATAAAAAACCAGGAAACTTGGCAGACCAGCTAATTCGGCTAATTTTTGCGTTGTTCTAGTTGCCTTCCACG